AGCAGACATGAAGTTACATGTACTGTTTACCAAAATGTTATCAGAGGAATCGATATCGATCCATGAAGTATGCGAATTACTAGAAAAAATGTCTGTTAAATAGTTACTTCTTTCTGGGTCGATGTATACTCTGCGACTGGAATAGCTGCGAGTAATGTGGGTGCTGGTTCTGTCGTAGTTCCAGGAGACACTGTTTCATTTACTGCCGCCGCTACTGCTGGCTCCGTTCCATTTGTAACTGGTGCTGCGGATGCAACCGCGGTTGGTGTTGATAATACTGGTGGAATTGTTGCAACTTCGGCCGGTTTCAGATGATCTGACATAGAGTTCATCATGCTATATGGATTATTACTATTTCCGCGTAATGATTTCGGTAAATATTGTTCTTCAATGGATGGATCATACTCTACCGATGACTGTTTTACGGGTACATTCGGTGCTGGTGTTCGACCAATCGAACTATCCGGTTGTTTACGTGTAAACTCGTCTTTACTAACAAGCAACCGTTTTTCGTATGTATCACGTTTTGTATTCATATGTTGTAATGTGCTCATCGCGATTTCGGGACTAATTGACAATGTGTTCATGTAAGTCCGGTATTTGAATGAGCAGACGCTCGTTTCGGATCCTGTAAATTTGATACTATACCACCAATACGCCGGAATAAATATCACCATACCTTGATACAACTCAACCTCGAGTGTTTTTATCTTATCAAAATCGTCTTGGTATTCTGGTTGCACTTTCCATGGATTTACCGGAGAACGAAACTCGAATATGTCATAGTCTTTGATGGGGTGTAAATATCGAACATCTTTTGGAGGGATAAGCATAATTCGTATACTGCCTTGTGTTACCAGGTAGTAATTCCTATAGTTCACATCATACCGTAATGGCGTTATTGTATTTGTAGATGCCATAAAAATATCATATGAGCATTTCGAAACCATATACGGTCGAAGAAAGTCGTCGTTGAGTTGAAATGTTTTTATTAAACCAGTTTCTTCGATAAAATCGGAGTTGTTTTCACTGACATATTTCATCTCTGTATCATTTTTCAGTACTTCATGAGCGATCTTCAATGCAACGGGAATATACAATACGAATTCGTTATCACTATGTTTTGTATCCTCGGATGTCGTTGCTGCCAATTTCGGTGTTTTTGATACATCGCGAATATTGATATCAAATGCGCGATAATTTGCGTGGATCGACTGGTAGGATAATTGTGTAAGTAATTGTTCATTATGGAATTCAAATGTGGTTGGTTGTCGTACATCACATACTTCTTCTAAACGTTGCTTTGATGGTTGATCAATCTCGTACACTTCTAAATCATTGCTTCGTTTCAGATGAAATTGGACGTGCAAATAAACAAATAAAACAATACAAAAAACCAAAATAGATACGATTAGCATTATAAATATGAATACTATTACATGTTCATATTTATACTTCTTTCTTTTTACGAACTACTGGATTTCCTGAACAATCAACGAAACGGGATCAGTTGGAAAATGTGGGCTTGAATAATCGTCGTCTTGATCATGGGCGCTTTCTAGTTCCTCGTCTTGCTGCTGCTGCGGCTGCTGCGGCTGCTGCTGCGAATCATTATTCACGATCCCCTCCGTGGTGTGATTGTCATTGTTTTCCTCTTGGGGCAGCTGTACTTGTGCCCCGTGAGCCACTTCTGTTGCTTCAGTATGTGCGTCTACCGAAGTTACAAAAGAAGAATCCATGGTTTCATCCATACCCGAGTTACCTACTTGTTTTATCGGTTCGGAAATAACGATTTCTGTGGTTTCGGATAAGTACAACCCATCACTGTCTAATCCGTTGTCTTGGAACGTTTTCGTTGGCGAATTATTCTGATTCAACAATCGGAGCAACATTGTATTCATTTCATTCATCATTTGCTGTTGAGAATGAATAAGGGATCGCAATTCCTGATTCTCTTTCACAAGTGGTTCGATCTTCATAATCACTTCCGAGAGATTTGTTTCGTTCACGATTTTATTCACAATACCTTCAACAAACTCCCGGCTATTTGTAAGATCATTCATAACAACATCCATAAGAAGCTCTTCCTCCTCATCTCCTTCGTCTCCTTCTTCGACTGTATCAAGTGTTCTTTCTTTTTGCTGTGGTTGTTGAACGTGAACTGAATTAGAAGAAGCACCACCAGTCTTCACCTGTTCATGCAACTCGTCTAGTTGGTGAAGTACATTTGTAAGAATATGATGGTGCTCTTCGAGTGTTGTATCATGTGACTTCAAAATCACAATTGGCGGTGGGATAACACCAGTATCAGATATCATACTAACAAACGGTTTAATTGATGCGTTTGCTTTAGGGGGTTCTGGTGCCTTTTGGAATACTGGTGAACCACTATTGTAGTTCGGGTTTCTTCGTGGAACCCCTTTTTCGTATATAAACTCTGGTTCACTTGTTGCCATTGTAGAAGACACTCTTTGTAACATCTGCGCCTGTTCCGGATTTGTCATTTCCAATTGTTTCGCAATCGCGATTTTTTGCTTCAAGATTTGAGTCTGTATTTCATTTTGTTTTTGCAAGACTGCCAATCGTTCTGCCGATAAAGTACCTCCTTGTGTCTGTATTAGTTTCATGCGTTCGACGAGCTGTTGTTTGATGAGTTCGATGTTCTCGTAAATATTCATGGATTTAGGGGGGATTCCACTTCCGGGAAGTTGTTGCGGATACGGTTGTATAAATGTTGACTGTTCATTTGCATAAGGGGCTCTACCATTGTAAACCGGTTGAGATGTAGGAGCACTTCCAGCCATTGGGGCGCCGGATGCTCTACGCTTTCTTGCTGCTGACAATGCTGCACTACCACTCATCTACGACTACGAATAAGATTATAAAATGTAACAACACATTAATTCTATATTATTTTCGCATTTTCATTGATATCGGGTCGTAACTTTGATAACCCACTATTTTAAAATCGTCAACCGTATAACTGTCGATGTCATCTCTCAGAATAGAGATTTCAACTCGTGGAAATGGAAATGGACGACGCAACAATTGCGGTTTCAACGCTTCCACATGATCGTCGTAAATGTGTGCATTTCCTAAATAATATACGAACTCATGTGGAATAAGTCCACAATGTTTCGCGAGTAGATGGGTTAAAAAACCATAAGAGGCAATATTGAAAGGAACGCCTAAACCAATATCACCGCTCCGTTGATACAATGCACACGACAGCCGATTATTCTTGTTCACGTTGAACTGACAAACTACATGACACGGTGGAAGTGCCATCTCGTCGAGTTGACAAGGATTCCATGCTGACATGACCAAACGACGTGAAAATCTCTCGACAGGGTCCTTCAAACACTTAATAATGTATGCCAATTGATCGACACCTTGGCCGGTATAATCTGTCTCGTGGTTTTCATATTTAGCGTTGAAATGACGCCATTGGTGTCCATAAATCGGGCCAAGGTCATCTTCAGCGTTTGAAGTCAACCCACGCGAATCTAAAAAATCACGTGATGCATTACCGTCCCAAATATGAACACCTGCTTCTTTCAATAGACGATTATCAGTTTTACCTTGAATAAACCAAAGTAATTCCTTGAGGCATGTTTTCCATGCCATTTGTTTCGTTGTAAGAATAGGAATCACTCCTTGGTCAATTGAAAATACCATTGCTGCTCCAAATACGGAAAATGTATCACCATTACGACCCGGTTGTTTCTGATTGTGTTGCAATATTTCATGAATCAGATTTAGGTATTGGTATTCATCATGGGGGTTCATGAATGCCGTAGATACTGGCATCGGAACAATTGCGGCAGTATTCTCTGGTGGTGTTATTGCCGGAATAATTGTAGGTTGTCGCGATGAGGTGTTTGGGGTTGTTTCATCTTGTTTGTATTCGACGCGATAGTGTGGAATACTATTGATACGAGCAAAATTACGAATCATTTTGAGAGTTATGTATTATATAAATATATGTATTTAATTCCGTTCATTGTTGTAATCGGATTCAGAATACAAATAATATTATTCGCGTTATATATACTCAACAATGGAGGCATTTGAAGAAACAGTAAAAGAAGGGTCAAAGCGCGGTAGCTCATTTGTTGACCATGTCTTTCGTTTAGACGAACAACAACAAGGAGTATTGTTAAATATTGTTCAATATACTCTTATCGGATTTGTCCCTGTTTTGGTGATGTTGTATTTGGTTCGCACATACGTCCCAGAGCCCGATGATCATAAAGCAACACTTATGATTTTAGTAGAAATCATCGGCCAAATTCTCTTTATGTTCGTCTTTATCTACTTCATCCATCGATTGATTACGTATGTTCCCACCTACTCTGGATACAGATACAGCGAGTTCAACTTCACAACCACGATTTTAGGAATATTAATGATTCTGTTGAGTATTAAGACGAAGTTGGGTGAAAAGGTGCAGATCCTCGTCGAACGCGCCATTGAGCTTGTTGGAGGCGAATCAAGTTACAACAGTGCTGCTGGTGGTCCTGGTGCAAAGACTCCTGCACAAGGTGGAAATGGAGGTACAGTTCGTATCACGCAGCCATTATCACAACCTTACGCAGGTGGTGTTCCTGGTGGAATGATTGGTGGCGGAATGGTCCCTCCTAACCCGGTTTTGACTTCTAATCGTAATACTGGAACTGCCGACTACGGTCTCTCGCAAGCATCACAGCAAACGCAGCATTTTAACAGCACATATGCACAGAATGTCGGCGCAGGAATGCCTGGCGGAATGATGTCATTTGAACCCATGGCTGCGAATGAAGTAGTCGGATCGAAGTTTTAAATTTACTTCTCAATGAAAATCTCTCGTTCAACACTTTTCATAATCTTACGTTCACCAATCGGGTCGTCCTTGATTTCGTGAAGGACATTCTTTACCATCTTATGGTGGAAATCCTGGAGTCGGCTATTCGTCTCCCACCCAGGATGCATATCCATCCATTTCTTAATCGCAAAGTACTCTTTATTCGCGATATCCACGAATGCCTGACGCATCCTCGCATTCCCTTCATCTTTTGCCCATTGATGGTTATCACGTACATAAATCGTGTCTCGTTTTTGGTCTGTGCAATGAATCGGGCGTTTGTAGAGATCCATTTGTTTCAAACCGTCAATCATGACTTTACTAATCCCTTCGACGAGTCCTTGGTTCCGTGTATATGTTAGATCGTCCATTGTGATTTCGAGAGAATCGACAAAGTCCGAGAGATTTACGGCGTCTTTGCACTGTTCATTCAAGAAAAAATTCAAATTGAACTGGTTATTGTTCGTATGATTCACGATAATATTCCGTTCCTTGCTTAATTCTATGATCTGCTTTTGCAGGGTTTTATTCTGGTCTAATAATTCAAACACGAGAGAATTTACGATCGATTGCTTGTTTCGTTTCTTGCCAGTGGTAAGCGCCGAAATCATTTTCCGAATATAATCCTTCAGTTTTTCATTCTGTTCGGTTAGAAGTTCGGATACTGCCGAGGATCCCGCATCGGATGCGCCCGTAACCTCCGACGCATTGTCATTATCATCATCTAATGATGCCGACAACGTCGTTGACGACGAAGAACTCGCATCATTGGAATCGTCGTCCTTTTCTGAAATGTGTACGCCAACTTCTGGTTCAACTTCTGAGAGATTGGAGTATTCAAATACTCCGGAATTTGGTTCTTCCGTCTTTTTCCTAGATTTAAAACGGTAACATACGATTCGATTATCATCATCACTTCCGTTGGTTTCATTTTCTACTGGAACTGTAACTGGAATTGAATCTGGAACTCGAATTGAATCTGGAGGAGGAACTGGAACTGTAGATGTCATTGTTCTTGTTGTCGTAGTCGTCGTCGTAGTTGTAGTAATTGATACAGAAACTGCAGGTGTATTCAATAAAGAATCCGGTTGCGAACTACTTACTTTATTCATGGACCGGTTGTGTTGAAACTGTAGACATGTTGACGTATGCTTGTAATAGCTAGACCGGTGCGCGTACGATTTTTTACAAAAGCAAACATATTTCCCATCCTTCGTTGCAGGAGCAACTGCAGAAGTTGTTTCACAGGCTGCGCCGCCAAAAATCTCCGCTTCCAAAACAGGAACCGCCGAAGATACGGCCATTTCATCGCCAAAAATATTTCGTTTAAAATCAGGAAGATCAAAATGTCCGTCGACAGACTTTTCGTCCATTTTTTCATCGTTCAAATTTGGTTTCATTTTCATAATATAGAAACTTGCACGTTCCTTTGCCTCGATTTCATTGTTACAAGCACATTCCTCCAAAATAGTACACTTCCAATTCGTCCATCCTCCATTCTTCCGAATTGAATCGTACAACCTTGTCTGAATGAAAAGATCCAAAGTCTCGCGCTTGTGCTTATACTTCCGTTGTGTTAGATTGGTTGTGTACGAAATGTATGCGTCCAAAACAGCCGAATTTTTACAAGTCAAACGGTAAACATACGTTTTTGAGTAGTCAACATACTTTCTCGGCATTTTTGATCGCTTAGAATCTTGTCTGATTTTTACCCCAATTGTCTGTTTTTTACCCCAATTGTCTGATTTTTACCCCAATTGTCTGATTTTTACCCCAAAAATTATGTATATTTTGGTAGTACGTACGGCTATATTGACTCTATATACAGTCTATATTTTATCTCTATTATATTTTACGGATTTGTGATCGGTAATTCATTTTACCCCAAGGGTAAGGCAACATTCGCACCATCGGTTGGTCTAAATGTTGCCATTCTCACATCAAAAATCGAACATCATCGTCACGTTTTTTGTCTGTTTTTGTCTGTTTTTACCCCACATTTGTCTGATTTTGCATTTTGACACTTTAGAGA